GCAAGAACTCTTACAGTAGATGTATCTGATTTCATGACTAATGGTTCAAATAATAGAATTGTAACAGCAACTGGTGCTGATGCAATGAATGCTGAAGCAAATTTAACCTTTGATGGAACTAAATTAGGTATTGGAACTGCTTCTCCTACTGGTATATTACAGATAGAAGGCAGTACAAATTCATATGCTACTGCTCCTATATTATACTTTGGAAGTACTAGTACTGCAAATGCCGCTGTAAGAGATTGGGCAATTGGGCCTGTAGATGACCAATATGGATCTTTCCATATATTTCAAGGAGCATCTACAGGAGCAAGTCCGTTAGCTACCGCTGCTTCCAAATTTACCATCAACGCTAGCGGAAATATTGGTATTGCAACTACATCACCAGCTTCAAAATTACATGTTAATGACCCCAATAATCGAAATATGAATTCTTCCGGTACTGGTCAAGTCCAAGTATCAGGAAATGGTTATCAATTTGGTATAGCCATAGGCAGTTCAACATGTGCTTTATATCATAATTCAAGTGGAAGAAGTCTAACTCTAGGAACAAATGAAACTGCCAGAATAACAATTGCTGGGAATAGTGGAAATACAGTTTGCACAGGAACCTTTACAGCTACTGATTTTTTCACCGGAAGTAATCGAAAAATAGGAGCCGATACTACAGATTATATCACATTTATTAACAATTCTAGAGCAGATATATATATTAACAACTCCAATGAATTTAGATTTGAAGCAGACGGCGACTTTCATGCTGATGGAGATGTTGTAGCACAATCAACTTCTATATCCGATTCTAGATTAAAAGATAATATAATACCAATTAGCGGAGCATTAGACAAAATAAAATCTTTAAGGGGGGTTTCATATACATGGAATTCCGGCAAGAAAAAAGGCAAACAAGATATAGGTTTAATAGCACAAGAAGTAGAAAAGGTAATACCAGAAATAGTTAAAGATAAAAAGTTGCCATTAATGGATGGAATAGATCCGGATGAAACATATAAAACTATTGACTATGAAAAAATAATAGCTGTACTAGTAGAAGCAGTTAAAGATCAACAAAAACAGATTGATAATTTAGAAAAACAAATAAAGAAATAATATCATGGGAATGACAAAATCAACAACGGTGACATTAATTCAGGTGACGCCATCAATAAATACCGCGGCTTCGGCCTCAACAAATAATGGAAATCCAACTATGACAGTATGGACTAGCATAAATATAGATGATCCGACAGATGATCAATTACCAATAGTATATAGTGGTGCAGCGATAACTTTAAGTAAATATACCACTAACATATCTGGATCATATGTAGTACCGACAAATGTTACTGGATCACTTATAGCAACAACTGGTAGTGCATTAGTAGTATCACTTGCAGATGCAATATGGAGTTACTAATAAATGGCATTACCTAGTTCTGGTGCAATATCAATGAGTATGGTGAAAACTGAATTTTCTAGTTCTCAAACTGCCAATCTATCTTTGACGGGATTTGGTGCTGCATTGAGTACAGCAGTTACATCAAATATTGCGTTAGCAGCTAGTTTCTATGGTCAAAGTAGTGGCGTAGCTGTAACGGCCTGGACCTTTCAATCAGAAGAGGGATCCCAAGCTCCATATGGTAGTGCTGAAGAAGCATGTGCAGTTATGGGTGGAGGAGGAGCTTCTGCTTTTACTTTATATCATGACGGATCCGGAACTAATCCATCTAATAATGATACAGTATATACTAATTCTCCGGGAACAACTAAAGTTGGTGCAGGAATTTTTGCATACTCAGCGGGTAGATCCGGCAATTTTACTTTTGCTACTAGTACCTCCGGAGAGGTTTCTGAAACCGAACAATGTGAAGGATAATTATGATGTCTGCCCATACAAAATATTTAAATAATAAAGTTTATTTCATGAAGGATAATAGATTATTAGATCAAAAAGCTCAGCCTGTTATGATGGGTTGGGAAGATCCTATAATGAAAGATGCAGCATCATTAATATGTCATAATAAAGGAAGAATACTTAATGTAGGATTTGGATTAGGACTTATAGACACTTACATTCAATCTCATAATGTAGATGAACATTGGATTATAGAAGCACATCCTGATGTACAAAATAAAATGAAAAAAGATGGATGGGATAAAAAATCCAATGTTACCTGTTTATTTGATAAATGGCAAAATGTATTAGATAAATTACCCAAATTTGATGGTATCTATTTTGATACTTGGAAAGAATTATTAGATCCATTTCATGAAATAGTACCTAATATATTGAAACCTGGAGGTAAATATACGTATTGGTCACCTATTGATTTGGAAGTACATTCTGTATTTAAAACAAATGATTATAAAGTAGAAAATGGCACTACAAAATTAGATCATATATCATCAAATCAAAAATATTATAATACTTCTAAAGATCTATTCAACTATAAATTAATAACCAGAAGTTATTACAACTAGTTACATATTTATATAAAAGGAAGCTATGGCAGTAAATGTTCCAATATGGCCGGGATCATCAAGTTTTTTTCCGGGTGATACTCCATTCGGATTCTATGATTACGACTTTTCATTTCAGACAGAAGCCGATAAATTAGCCGATTGGTGTGCAAAACGTTTAGGATATCCTTTATCGGACATTGAATTACAAGATCAAAATTTTTATACATGTTTTGAGGAATCTGTTTCAGAATATAGTGCTCAATTAAATTCATATAATATTAGAGATAACATGCTCAATTTATTTGGAGCTTCAACAGGTTCAAATTTAACAGGTAAAAAAGTATCTCCTAATTTTGGAGGATTAATTGATATAGCAGAAGAGTATGGCGTTGAAGCAATGTCAGGTGGAAATGTAACATTTTATACTGGTAGTATCAATATTACTGCAGGACAACAAATATATGATATGTCTGATCCAACAATTGTCAATTTAGAATCAGGTATACCAGGAAAAGATCCTATAGAAATAAAAAGATTATTCCATAATGCACCTCCGGCAATAGCAAGATTTTTTGATCCATTTGCTGGATCGGGAGTAGGTACCCAACAAATGTTAGACTCATTTGGATTTGGAAATTATTCCCCAGGTGTATCATTTATGGTAATGCCTATATATGCTGATATGTTAAGAATGCAAGCAATTGAATTAAATGATACAGTAAGAAGATCAGCTTATTCATTTCAAATGTCTAATAACAGATTAAGAATATTTCCTCTTCCTGATGCAACTAATTTCAAAACAATTCATTTTGATTATATTTTAAAATCCGATCGAAGCAATCCTTTAAAGGGAGCAACTGGAACAATATCAGATTATTCAAATGTACCTTATGAAAATGTAACATACAAAGATGTTAATTCTGTAGGAAGACAATGGATTAGAAGATATACATTGGCATTAGCTAAAGAGATGTTAGGATACATTAGAGGTAAGTATTCATCATTACCTATTCCAAATGCAGAAATAACACTTAACGGATCCGACCTTACAGGGGCGGCACAGACCGAAAAAGAGGGTCTTATAACAGAACTTAAAGAAATACTTGATACAATGTCAAGGCAAGCACAATTGGAAAGAAAAGAGGCTGAATCAAATTCATTACAGTCCCAATTTAATAAAATGCCAATGAAAATATATATAGGATAATTATGGCGCTATTCGGTTCAGCAAGAGATGCAAGTTTATTGAGATCTGTTAATAGAGAAGTAATTAACAAGTATATTGATACAGAAGTATCATTTTATAAACTCAATTTAGATAACACTCATTCAAACATGTATGGAGAGTCTGATAATAAAGTTTATTATGGCAAATTAAAAATGAATTGTTTGATTTTAAAAGATGAAAGATCGACTGCTGCAGATGATTTTGGATTGGATTATAGTAGAACTGGAACATTTGCATTTTTACGTGACGATTTAAAAGACAAAAATATAATAGTTGATCCAGGCGATGTAATTGGCTATGATGGAGAATTCTACGAAATTGATAGTGTATCGGCTAGTGAATATTTTGCCGGAAAGAATCCTAATAGAGATATAGGATTTACAACAGGAGAAAGAGGAGAATTTGGTCTTAGTATTTCAGTTAAATGTGAGGCACATGTTACTAGAAGAAATAGACTTAATATACAAGAAGTGCGTAGTGGCATTAATAAACAAGCTAATTTACCTAGGAATTTATGAGCAAATCAGAATTAGATAAAACATATAGTTCATTTTCGCGTAATCCGGAAATTAATCGTGCTTATCAAGTAAGGCGTGATGATGATATCATTAAAACACCTAGTTGTACAATTTATGATGTCGATTTTGCTTTAATGTCATATATACGTGATATAATTAAACCTCAGGTTATAGAAAACGAATCTATTATAGATGTGCCAATATTATATGCCAATGGAGAAAAATGGTCACAGATACAAGCAAAAGGTTTTATGTATGATGAAAAAGGTAAAGTAATGACCCCATTAATTACCATAAAAAGAAATTCAATTGCAGAACGTGATACTTTAAAGACATTAGGTGTAAATCAAAATCCGGATGGTAATGATTATGTACATAGAAACAAACATAGTGTAACAAACAAATATGATAGATTTTCTGTATTACAAGGAACTAAACCTAGTAAAGAATTTTATGTCACACCGGTACCGGAATTTATAGATGCGTCATATGAAATACTTATATGGTGTGAATATACAGAACAATTGAATTCTATCATAGAACAAATAATGCCATTAAATGGATTTGCATGGGGAACAACATGGAAGTTTCCAGTATTTATACAAGACTATAGTTTTGAAACAATCAACTCCTCCGGAGAAGATAGAATTGTAAGAGCTACATTACCATGTACCACCAAGGCAACACTTCTAATGCCATTTGAATTACATGCATCAACAGTAGAAAAAAGATTTTCTGTTAAAAAGATAAATTTCAAATCAGAAACAGAATCATTTAATATAAATGTTACAGATCCGCCACCACCACCGGATAGAGAAAGCTATTCGCAAGGCGGATATAATACCTAATTTTATTAGGATATTAAAAATAAAATTTATATATTTATATAAGTTATAACCAAAAAAAAAAGGAACGTTATGAGCAAAGAAATCAAAAATAAAAAAATAGATCAAGTTGATATAGATAATATCACAGACTTAAGAAACAAATCATCTGAATTAATTTTAAAATTTGGTGAATTAGAATTAGAATTTATTTATCTAGAAACTAGAAAAAATGAATTAAATACATATAAAGATAGTTTAATGGAAGAATTAGTCAAAATGCAGAAGTCAGAAAAAACATTGACAACTGAAATGGAAGCTAAATATGGCCAGGGAAATTTAAATTTAGAATCAGGTGAATTTATACCTGCATAATTAATGTTTGGCACAACCGTCAAATATTTATAAGAAACAAATAAAGGAACAATACAATGGCTGAAAAAATAATCTCGCCTGGTGTCTTTACAAATGAAGTAGATCAATCATTTTTGCCTGCAGGAATAGCTGCAATAGGGGCAGCCGTGATTGGACCAACACAAAAAGGTCAATCAGGAATACCTACGGTAGTAAGTAGTTATTCTGAATATTTACAGAAATTTGGTGGAGCATTTACATCAGGATCAGGAGCAGTAGAAGGCTCGTATAAATATTTAACTAATTATGCAGCACAAGAATATCTTAAGTATGCTGATACATTAACAGTGGTAAGAATTGGTGATGGATTTACTCCAGCATCATCTACAGCAACTGCATCAGGAGTTAATGCTAATTCATTTACATTAACAACATTAGCAGATGGAGCTGAACAGAATAGTAATGGAACAGTAGGGACAAATAATTTGTTATCAACTGGTACTGAAAACAACATTCAATATGAAGTTGCAAATGTTAATCAAGCAAAAGGTACATTCACATTATTAATTAGAAGAGGTGATGATACTATTAATAGAAAAACTATTTTAGAACAATTCAATAATTTAACATTAGATCCTAATTCTCCTAATTATATTGCAAGAGCAATTGGTGATCAGGTATTTACATTGAGAGATGCTGGTTCAACGGATCCATTTCTTCAATTATCTGGATCATTTGCAAATAGATCTTCTTATATAAGAGTATCAGGAATTAGAAACACATTAAATTATTTAGATTCAAATGGTGTAAGAAGAGTTGAAAGCGCAACTGGTAGTTTACCTGCTGCAGGATCTGGATCATTTAGTGGAGCATCTAATGGTAATTTAGCACATCCACAATTATTTAATGAAAAGATATCAAACATAAATAATCAAGGTGCTAATATGGCAGCTTCAACAACAATAAGTGCTTATAAGGATGCAATTAGATTATTAAAGAATCAAGATGAATATGATATCAATATGGTAGCTCTTCCTGGATTAATTGATAATTTTACAAATCATGCTCCAGTTATTACTGAAGCAGTTAATATGGTTGAAAGCAGAGGAGATTGTTTCTTTATAGCCGATCCAGTTGAATATGGATCAGCATTAACAACAGTTACTGCAAAAGCAGATGCTAGAGATTCAAATTATGTTGCTGAATATTGGCCTTGGATTAAAATTCCAGATGTAGATTTAGGAATGAATGTTTGGGTTCCACCTTCAACATTAATACCTAGTGTATATGCATTTAATGATAGAGTTGCCGCTCCATGGTTTGCGCCAGCTGGTTTAAATAGAGGTGCTTTAGATATTGCAGTAATGACAGAAAGAAAATTAACTCATGCAAA